TTATCACTTGGCGCGATAACAGCGGTGGCCGATTCATTGCAGCCGGTACGCATACAAAACTGTATGCCATGAATGAGGCCGGAACACTTAAAGACATTACACCCACCAGTTTTACAACTGGTTCTGCCAGTGGAACATCCACGACGGGTTATGGTTACAGCACTTATGGCTCATTGGCCTATGGCACGGCACGGCCAGATACTGGAACAATTGCCCCAGCCACCACTTGGTCCATGGATACCTGGGGTGAGTATTTGGTGGCTTGCTCCAACGCTGATGGCAAGCTCTATGAGTGGCAATTAGGTTTTACGACCCCGACACTGGCAGCGGCTATTACCAACGCGCCAACTGGCAACAAGGCATTACTGGTCACGCAAGAGAGAATTCTGTTTGCACTTGGCGCTGGTGGAAACCCACGCAAGGTGCAATGGTGCGACCAAGAGAACAATACGACTTGGACACCGGCAGCCACCAATCAGGCCGGTGACTATGAACTGGCCACGCCTGGCACACTGATGGCCGGCAAGCGCGTCAAGGGTGTCAATCTATTGTTTACAGATGTGGATGTCCACACAGCGTCTTATGTTGGCGCTCCATTTGTCTATGGCTTTGAGAAGGCTGGAAGCGGCTGCGGTCTGATTTCGGCCCAGTCTGTTGCGGCCATTGACACTGCTGCCATTTGGATGAGTAAGTCTGGCTTTTGGATTTATGACGGCTATGTCAAGCCACTGCCAAGCGATGTGTCGGACTATGTCTTTGGCAATATGAACTTTAACCAGGCATCCAAAGTCTATGCGGTCCATAACAGCCAATTTGGTGAAATCTGGTGGTACTACCCAAGCAGCCAAAGCAATGAGAATGACAGTTATGTCACTTTTAACTACCGCGAGAATCACTGGAACATAGGCTCATTGGCCAGAACTGCTGGCACTGATGCCGGAGTGTTTGTGAGTCCATTGATGGTCTCAACTGATGGTTACATATACGAGCATGAAGTTGGTTTTGCCTATGACAGCGCCAGTCTTTATGCTGAAAGTGGCCCAGTGCAATTGGGCAATGGCGACAACATCATGTCTGTCAGGCAAGTAGTCCCAGATGAACAGACCTTGGGTGAGGCGGTGGTTTCATTTAAAACTAGAAATTACCCGACTGGGACTCAATCCACATTTGGACCATACACGGCAGCCAACCCGACCGATGTCCGGTTTGCAGCCCGTCAAGTCAATATGAAGGTGACTGGTGCGGTACTGGCTGATTGGCGGGTGGGCATCTTTAGGCTCGATGCTGTGCCAAGTGGCAAGAGATGAGCGACCAAGAACAATTGGACAGGCTGCGCCATCATGTGGAGGCTGCCTTAGAATACAGTGGAGGCACACATAATTTTGACGATGTCGCTGAGATGGTCGAGGATCACAGATTACAGTTGTGGCCGGCCAAGGACTCGGTGGTGTTGACAGAGATCATTGTCTATCCACAGCTGAAGAATTTGCATTATTTTCTGGCTGGTGGCGACCTAGATGAACTCTCACGGATGCGACCATTGATCGAATCCTGGGGCAAATCAATTGGTTGCACCAGGGTGACTTTGGCAGGCCGAAGAGGCTGGTCAGAGACATTTTTGAAAGACGAAGGGTACAAACCAAAGTGGTCTGTACTTGCAAAAGATTTATAGGGGAAAGACTATGGCTACAACACCAGCATATTTTCAGCAAAACCCAGATGTTGCTGCTGCATACCAAGAAAACACCTATGGCTTAACGCCACAGGAATTTGCTGACACGCATTACTCCCTTTATGGTGGACAAGAACAAAGAGCAGCGCCTCCCGTTGTTCAAGCTGTTACCAGTGGCAATCTCAATTCATTGCCCACATATTTTCAGCAAAACCCTGATGTTGCCAAAGACTATTTGAACAACACCTATGGCTTAACGCCACAGCAGTTTGCTGCTGAACACTACGCAAGATATGGCCAAACAGAGCAGCGCATTTCACCTACTGGCGCTCCAGCAGTTATTCCGCCAGTCACTCCAGTGGTTAGACCACCAGTGACACCAGTGACACCAGTTGTTAACAGAACAGCCACAGGTGCAGCACTGCCGTATTTCCAGTTAAATCCTGATGTGGCTGCCTCATATTTGACCAATAGTTACGGCATGACCCCAGAGCAATTTGCGGCTGCGCATTATGCAAAATATGGTCAGTTTGAGCAGCGTGTTGCACCAACAACAAGCCCATTTGCCAATGCGACATCAGGCTTTGGACAAAACTTTCAGAATTACCAATCCATTCCCATTGGCGCTCAGTACAACCCCAATGTGGTTGGCGGTACTGGCTCACCCTACTCACAGATCATGGGCCAGATGAGACCAGCCGGTCCATATAACCCATACATGGGTGTGGCATCCAACACCCCAATGGGTGGCTATGACCCCAACCTATACAACCAAATTGCCCAAGCAAATGCTGTGGCCCAATTGGCTGCTGGGACTGGCACGACTCCAATTGAAGCTGGTGGTGATGGCCCTAGTGGCCCTGGAGACACTGGTGAAAGTGTCAGTGGTACTTATAACCAAGGCGGCATGGTCGATGGTTTGTTTGGCATGAACCCGCCTGGTCCAGATGATGGCGCTGGATACTTAGATCGTGGCGAATACGTCATCAAGAAGTCAGCAGTCAACAAGTATGGCCGTGGACTTCTGGACATGATCAATGAGGGCAAAGTGCCTGCCAAGAAAATGAAATCTTTACTCGGATAAGGTGGCGATATGTCAAAAGGTGGAACAACAACCTCAACAAGCTCCATTGATCCACAGATCAAAGAAGCATTCTTGGCTAACTTTCAGCAGGCCCAAGGGGTCGCTGGCGCTTTGCCGACTCAGCAGTTTGCTGGGTATAACCCTTTGTATCAGGCAGGCGAGGAGGCTCTGGTCAACACGGCCCTTGCTGGCCCAGGCATCAGTGGCACAGACTTGGCAGCTCAAATGGCTGCCTATGGCGGTGTCTATCAGCCTGGTCAGATCACAGCGCAGCAGACTAATTTGAGCATGGGGCAAGGCCCAGGCTCAATTGGCAGCTACATGAATCCATATACAGAACTTGTGCGTGCCAATGCATTGGGTGACTTGGAAGCAGCGCGTCAAGCGGCTATCCAGCAGACTGGTGAGCGTGCCACAGCTGCCAGAGCATTTGGTGGATCACGCCAAGGTGTGGCCGAGAGCTTGACTAACCAAGGGTTTGCCAAGCAGGCCGCCAACTTAGGCACGACTTTGAACGAGCAGGCATTCAACCAGGCAATGGCAATGCAGCAGGCCGACATTGGCCGCAGATCAGCAGCCGACATTGCCAATCAGCAAGCAGGCTTGCAAGGTGCGCAATTGAGGCTAGGCGGTGCAAGCCAGCTCGGTAATTTGGCTGCACAGCAACAAGCATTGCGTCTTGGTGGCGCTCAAGCGGTCATGGGTGCTGGCGGTCAACGTCAGGCTTTGGAGCAGCAACAAATGGATGCAATCCGAAACATTGGCTTGCAGCGTCTGGGTGTGGTCCAGTCTTCATTGGGTGCGCAGCCTGCAAACCTTGGAATGCAAGCAACAACCCCATACACCCAGAATGTCGGTGCTGGGATTTTAGGTGGTGCATTGGCTGGCTCTCAATTGGCTGGCATTCCGGCAATTGCTTCAGCAACTGGATTGACAGCAGCTGGTGGCGCTGGACTTGGTGCATTGCTTGGTCTAATCTAATATGCCCAACAACCCAACCCCAGAGCCACAACGCTACGCTGATGCGCAGCTCATGGCTTTGCTTGATCCATCAAGCAAGCGTGACACCATCCTGATCACGCCTGGATCACCGATGCCGTCTCGCATCCCTGATGGGTTAACAGTGGCTGAGACAAGCCGAGGCATTGTGATCACCAGCGACCCTGCAAAAGTCAAGATCATTGACCAAGGGTCTGAGAAAGATGTGGGCATGGCGCTCTTTGGCTATGCGCACGATCAGGCCAAGGGCTTTGACAATGTGGCGGTGGCCATGGACAGGGCTGGAACACCGGTGGCAGAACTGGCCATCAAGCCTGGTCAAGAAAGACGGGCCATGAGGGCTGCGTCTTTGCTTGCACCAGATATGGGATCAACTAACATGATGAGCAGAGGCGATGTGGTCAATACACGCCTCAGAGGTTTATTGGATTAAGGTGGCAATATGGCAAATGAATTTGATTTCAGCAGTTTAGGCAGTATGTTTGGCGGTGGTGGAACACCAACGGGGCTTGATGCGCTACTGTCAGAAGACCAGCGCAAGCTCTTGGGCCGTAATGCTGTCATGTCGGCAGCGGCTGCACTATTGCAGGCCAGTGGCCGAAGTGCAGTCCCAATCAGTTTGGGCCAAGCACTGGGTGGAGCTTTGCAGGCTGGTCAGCAAGGTTATCAGCAGGCCAGAACTGGCTCATTGCAAGATTTGCTTTTAGGCCAGAAACTGCAAGAGGCTAAATCAGCCCAAGATTTACAAGCCCAATTGGGCGGTATTTTTGCCAAACCAACAACTGCATTGACTCCAGAGCAACAAGCATTGATGGCGCCAGGTATGCCAGCCGGACCAACAATGGCCCGTGCTGAACTGGCTGCAAACATTCAGCCACCAAGCGATGCTGAGATTAAAGCTGCTCAGTATCAACGGGCCGCAGACCTTTTGGCATCAAGAGGCAGAGGCGAAGAGGCCAAGCGCTATCAAGACATGGCCAGAGACTTAAACCCACGGGCTAAAGTTGTTGGCCAGCCATTTGAGGTGACTGATCCTACTGGCAAGCCAATCATGGTCCAGCAGTTTGAGTCTGGCGATATCAGGACCATGCAAGGCTTTGGTCCAAAGCGTGATGTCGTTTTGCAAAAC